ATTTCATCAGACGCAGTAGAGTGGGACGACAATGAAGTTGTTACTCAATGGTATTGGGACGAAAGCTCATTTACTGAATACGATGAGATCTTCAAAATTGATCCAGATGTTTCTAAATTAATACACCCTGACGAAAAAGTTGAATAATTCTACGTGTTATATATAATATAACATGTCAACAGTAATACTTAGTTCTTACTTTACAAAAAAGAAACATCCCAATAGCCCAGAAGACAATCATGTTGTCGGTCGTAATAAAGACGGGTTTATTTCTAACGACGATTTTTCATATATAGAGCCTTGGTATAACTCTGTTAATAGTTTAAAATTATCGGGATATATATTTCACGATGGTTTATCTAGTGAATTTGTATCTACTTATGAGACAGATAATGTAAAGTTTATACAAGTAGAAGACTCAGAGTGGTCTAACTTAGATTACAGGTGGTTTTGCTACAAAGATTTCCTAGACAACAATCAATTTGAAAACGTCTTCCTAACTGATTGTTCAGATGTTAAAATAGTAAAAAAACCATCTTTAATTTTTGATGAGTTTCCAGAAGTTGATATCTTTCTTTGCAAAGACTCAATCATGCTAAATCAGTTTCCTTATATTAATTTTCATGATTCATTTAACCTAGAAGACAAAGTTTGGTTTTTAATAAATCAAAACAAATTAGAACTAATTAATATGGGGGTGATCGGAGGTTCTTATAAAAACATAAAAACCTTCCTCGATTCTTATAAGACAGTAAGAGAGGGTTTAAAAAATAAGGAGTTTGGACAAGCGGACATGTTTGTTGGTCAGTATATCTTTAGAAGGGTTCTTAAAGATAAAAAACTATTGATAGGAAACCCTTTTTGTAGCGAATACAAAAAATATGAAGAAGAAAGAGAAGATGTCTATTTCATACATAAGTAAAAACCATGACAGATTCATCAATAATAGAAAACTTTAAAAATAAACACAAGGGAAAAACTTTTGTTGTTTTTGGTTCTGGTCCAACCCTTTCAGAGTGGGAAGATTCCTTCTGTGAAGACGCAATAAAGGTTGGGTGTAATACCGTATTCATTCACAAACCAGATATAGACTATTACTTTGTAAAGGATACTGGTTTTGAGAACAAAAGTCAAAACGGTTATTTTCTCTTTAAGGAAAAATATGACAATTACCAACCTTCTTGTTCTAAATTCTACGGAATATCAAAATTTGGCGGACAATACACCCCGTTTTCTTTGACCGAAAAAGATGTTGAAGACGGTGGCGCTATCGGGTTTAATAACTATGGCAACCTTTTTATTGAATTTCATTCGGTAATTTTCTCATGTTTGCAATTCGCCAATTTATGCGGAGCCTCGAAAGTTATTGTTGTTGGGTGTGACATAACCAACAACATAAGAATAGGTGAAACCAAAGAACATAACGGTTACAAAAAAGAAAAACTATTATTTAGATGGGAACAATTCAAAAAATCATACCCCAACCTCGACATAGAACTATTTAAGCCTGTGGGTTTAAAAGGGTTGTTTAAAGAATATCATGGATAAAGAACTAATAAATCAATATAAAATACTGCACCAATTAAAAGGCGACTATGGAAGCGGTTCGGACTCTTTTAAGTATCTAGAAGAACTGTTAGAGCTGATCAATTCTAACGATATTAAACATGTTCTTGATTTTGGTTGCGGCAAAGGTTTCTTGATTGACAAGATAAAACAATCTGGTGTGAAGTGTAGTGGGTATGATCCCGCTATTGAAGAATTCAAAGAGTTTCCAGAAGATATCGAAGACGTAGACCTTGTAGTCTCTACTGACGTCTTTGAACATCTAAACGAAGATTGTATGCATGAGGATTTTAATTTAATAAAAAAAGCCAATCCGAAGTTTTTGTATTTTAATGTCGCCACTCAATCTGCCATTAACAAATTGCCGAACGGAATGAATTGTCATACTATTGTGAAAAACCACTCTTGGTGGGAGGATAAAATAAAAGAATCCTTTCAAGATTTCAAAATAATCAATAAAGAAATATCCCCAAGCGGAGCGCCTTCCGTAATCTTCACTCTGATATTGAAATAAGATGTCAAACTTCTACTTTAAAAAAGACAAAACCTTATTCATTCACATACCAAAAACAGGGGGATGGGGTATACGACACAATCTACTAAAGCCCTCTGGGAGAAGCTTTGGCTCTGTCCCCCAAAATTGGTCTTATGATTTTTCATTTGCTTTTGTAAGAAACCCCTTTGATAGATTTTGCAGCGCGTTTAGGATGTTCAAATATGGAGGATTAGATTGTAATACTCCTACAAGTAAAAATCTGACCATAGATAAAACGATAGAAATACTTCTCGACAAAAACATAAGCCATTCTCATCAAGGTTCAATAGAGTCTAACATAAAACACCATACGATTCCAATTACCCATCCTTTTAATTGTATATCCTATGCTGAAACTATATATAGGTTTGAGTCCTACTCGGATGCCTATCATGACATATGCGACAAACTAGGGAAAGACGTAAAAATGAGACACACAAACAAATCCCTAAACAACAACAAGCATTACAGCGAAATACTAACCTCCAAACAGAGATTGTCTTTGGAAAAAATATACAAGAAGGACCTAGAGAAATTCAATTACACTTTTTAAAACACGCAATATACAATGAAGAAAGTAATAATCACAGGAGTAACGGGGCAAGATGGAAGTCACATGGCAGACTATTTGTTGGCAAATACCGACAATTACATCATTGCTGGTGTGCGCCGACTTAGCGTAAAAAACCACGATAACATCAAACACTTAGCTGACAACCCTCGCTTCAAATTAATAGACCTCGACATTACAGACCAATCAAATGTTGACCGTGTTATTGCGGAAGAGATGCCAGACTATTTTATTAACTTCGCCGCGAACTCATTTGTGGGTATTAGCTGGAATATGCCAGAAAACCACATGAACACAAACTGTATGGCTGTTCTTTATCAACTGGAAGCGATTCGGAAACATTGTCCCAATTGCCGTTATTACAACGCTGGCAGCTCGGAAGAGTTTGGTGACGTTGTTACCGCTCCACAGGATGAGACTCACCCATTGCGCCCTAGAAGCCCTTACGGAGCTTCTAAGGCTTCCGCGAGACACTTGGTGAAGGTGTGGAGGGAATCTTATGGTCTTTACGCAATTCAAGGATGGCTTTTTAACCACGAAGGAGTTCGTCGCGGAGAAGAGTTTCTTACCCGTAAAGTAACAAAAGGAGTTGCAGATATTTTTTGGAAAAACAGCATAGGAGATGAATTCAAACCTCTAGAACTAGGAAATCTAGAAGCAAAAAGAGACTGGTCTGATGCTGAAGATTTTGTGGAAGGTATCTGGTTGATGCTCAACCAAGAGAAGCCAAAAGAATACGTTCTCGCCTCTGGGGAAACACATACCATTAGAGAGTTTGTAGAAATAGCTTTTGGATTTGCTGGCTTCAATACAGACGAGTGTTATTGGGAAGGAGAAGGTATACACTCTAAATATTATTGCTGTGACAAACTTCTTGTTCAAGTAAATTCAGAATTCTATAGACCCGCAGAAGTTGATCTTTTGCTTGGCGATCCAACCTTGGCTGAAACAGAACTTTACTGGGAAAGAAAGACAGACTTTTTAGGTCTGGTGAAAAAAATGGTTGACAATGATATAAGGATGTGATATTCTTGTTCTATGCCTAGAGGTAAAAAGCAATGCCCCTCTTGTAACAGCTTTGTCGGATTAAGAACTTCTACATGTGAGTGCGGCCATAATTTTCTTTTCAAAAAGAACAAGAAAAAAAAGATAAGCAAACATTCTATTCTCAAAAGAATAGTCTTGCGTCCAGAAAAAGACGTAAGGCTATTTTTTATGAGAGAGATGAAAATTCTCAACTCCCTGTGTGATAGATACAGTCTGGAGTTTATGAATATTGTTAACTTTGGAAAGCAATTTGATTCTCTGGCTTATTTAGCAAGCCCGAAATTAAAAAATACTATGGATCAAAAATTCAGAGCTTTTAATTATGTGGTTGACAACTCTAAATATCCAACCTATAATATAGGAGAGAAGTTCGGAGAGAACAAAGAGATAAACAAAACAAAAACAATTAGAGATTTTTTAGATGAGTAAAATAAAAGAAGAAAAAGAAGAAAAAGAAGAGTCCATAAACCTGCTTGGAAATTTTTTAAAAAGCAACAAAGAGGATCATTATAACTTTGAAGACGACACAGACTATAAGATTTCAAGTGGATCTTTACAGTTTGATTTGCAGCTTGGGGGAGGTTTCGGGCCAGGTTTACATAGATTCACTGGGATGAATGAGGGCGGTAAAACGTCAGAGGCTCTTGAAGTAATGAAAAACTTCTTAATAACAAATCGTAATTCTAAAGGTGTTTACATCAAAGCTGAAGGAAGACTCTCTCCAGAAATGAGAAAAAGATCTGGCATTAGATTTGTATTCAAGGCTGAAGATTGGCTCGATGGAACATGTTTTGTTTTTGAATCTAATATTTATGAAACCTGCGTTGATTTAATGCGCAAACTGATAGTAGAAAACAAGGAGAAAGTTAAATATTGTTTTGCCTTAGATTCTGTGGATGGTTTATTGCCAAGAAATGATATTGACAAGGGGTTTGAAGACTCGGCGAAGATTGCTGGTGGAGCAGTTATCGCTGGGGCGTTCATGAAAAAGATGTCCATTGCTTTGGCTAAACGTGGACACATGGCAATTTTCATCTCTCAGGTCAGAGCAGATATTAAACTAGACCCATACAGCAAGGCTCCAGTAAGACAAACTACAGCTACTGGAGGAAATGCCCTCTTACACTTTGCAAACTGGATAATTGAATTCGAACCAAGATTTAACAAAGATATAATACTACAAAACCCATCTGTAAAAAAGATGGATGCCCAAACCAATCCCCCTATTGGTCACTTTGCCCAAGTAACGATTAAGAAATCACCAAACGAAAAGACAAATACAAAGGTCAGCTATCCGATTAGATATGGAAGGAGCGGAGGCAACTCTATCTGGATTGAAAAAGAAGTGGTTGATTTGCTTTATGCTTGGGAGTTTGTCAAGAAAAGCGGATCTTGGTATAAAACCACCGAAGAGTTCAAAGAACTTCTTGCAGAAAACAAACTTGAGTTTCCAGATAGCCTCCAAGGAGAAACTAACGTTTTTAAAACAATTGAAGATGATGCAAGACTATCGGCATTCTTGGTTTCTTACTTCAAGAACGCCATTGGCGAACTCTCATGAAATTCTTAGATCCGTATGGTAACCCAAGGAATTTAAAAAATGCTAAAAAATACCTCATTGATTGGAATGCTAATAGCAGAAGTAAGTTTCAAAAAAAAATAAAGGACTTCCTTGCCGACAGCTGGAAAAACGATATTGTTTTTGAAGAATTTAGAATAGCAGGTACTATGTTGTCTTTAGATTTCTATAATGCCAACAAAAAAATAGCAATAGAAGTTCAGGGGGATCAGCATGTTAAGTTTGTTAAGCATTTTCACAAGACAAGATTAAAATATTTAGAACAACTAAAAAGAGATCAAAAAAAACTTGACTTCTGTGAACTTAATGGTATAAAGCTGGTAGAAATATACAAAAACGACGTTATAACAGCGTCATTTTTCACAGACCAAGATATACATTTATGAAAAAAAATAAAGACGAGGACACAGAATTTTTAATCCCAGACAACTTCTTAGATAAGATTTATGAATTCAGCGGTTCGGCTGATAAAAACAAAGGTTTCATATTGGCAGTTTGCAACGAAAAAGGAGACCCAAACATATACTCTAGACACGAATCTTCAGTTATTGAAATGGGGATAATAAAAGCGGTAAAGGATTATGTTGATTTGGATTCGAATAAAATTATAAAAGGGATTTAATGATATACAATTTAGAATTAGAGAAACAACTCTTAGCTGGTTTAATAAAAGACCCAGATGTTTTTGCCGAGATATCTAACTTTATAGATAGTGATGATTTTTATTCTCAAGATAGCAACTTACATAAAACAATCTTTACGATTATTAAGCAAGCCGTCCAAAGCGGTGAAGAAATAGATGAGATAATTGTTGGCCAAAGGATAATGAGTGTCGGACTCTCTTTTGAAGACAATTTAAATCCATCTGATTATATAAAATCCCTAGCTTTAAGAAAGGTTCCTAGCGGTAACGTTATAAAGACAGCCAAGGAATTAAAAAAGATTTCGGTAAGAAGAGGCATTTATAAAGCCGCGCAAGACATAGCTAGAGAAATGAAAAATATTTCTCCAGATACTCCATATCATGAAATTGTAGAAAAAGCAGACCATGTTTATAATTCCAAAATTAATTTATATGAAACAGGAGAAGATTCTCCTGTTAATATTTATGATGAGATGGAATATTTAGTCGAGGACAGAGGTAACAACCCCATTACTGATTTCGGCATGATGGGTCCCCATAAGAAGGTTAATGAGATGTATGGTTCACTTCTGAGACCAGGCAACATAACCGTAGTAGTGGCTAGATCTGGCGTTGGTAAAACACAATTCTGTATGCACTACGCAACTTGCGTTGGTTCAGAATATGATGTCCCTGTTTTGCACTTTGATAATGGGGAAATGAGTAAAGAGGAGTTGATTATGAGGCAATGTTCCTCATTGTCTGGAGTCCCAATGCATTTGCTAGAAAGCGGTGACTGGAGGAAAGCTGGAGAAGGTGTCGTTCAAAAAGTAAGAGATACTTGGGGCAAAATAAAAAAACTTAAATTTTATTATTATAACGTAGGGGGCATGGATGTAGATGCTATGGTAAACACCCTTAAGCGCTTTTACTTATCTAAAGTTGGCCGCGGTAACAGAATGGTATTTTCCTTTGACTATATTAAAACAACCAGCGAATCTTCCGCTAACAAAAACGAGTGGCAGATTGTTGGAGAGATGGTTGACAAATTTAAAAAGTG